CTCAATCACACCAGCTCAGGGGCGAATGATGCTCCTAAAGATGGGATTATTGTCAACCGTAAAAGCCTCTATTGAATATTCAAGTAACGAAGCACTAATAATCTTCTGGGAATATGCTCTTAGTTGGGATAGAGACAATGAACACATCGCAGCTATGGCAGCTATGCTAGAAATGACCGAAGACCAAACAGATGATTTCTTTATTCAAGCAAGTAAAATATAAAATGTTCAAAGTAATAGGGTATGAATCAATTGCTGAGTTAATTCAGGCTGTTTTTGCGCTTAAAATTAAGCTTGCAATGATTCATGTCTATGCAACCTCCTTTTCCTGTATTGCTTATATTTTTATCGAGTTGGACATAGGTATTAATAGCTATATATATTCGCCAAGCGCAGGAATATGGTTACTGGCAATCATTTCAGTAGGAGATTTTGCACTTGGACTAGCAAATTCAATCATAAATAAGGGGGAGCGTATAAGCTATGCAAAGCTTAACAGGTCAGCAATTCGGTTTATTGTGATGACTTGGTTTATTGCGATAACTTATAACTTACATTTAGTTTCTCCAGTTATAATACAAAAAGTATTTATTGAGGGTCTTTTTTTAGTTTTCTGCCTTTCAATTATATATTCAAGCGTTGAAAATGCTAGAGATCTTAATTTTATCACAAAAGAACAATTTGAAATGATCGACAGTTTTGTCAATCCTAAAAAGTTTTTGATTAGGTTTTTAAATAAAAAAAAAGAAAGTAAAAGCGAAAACAGAGAAGACTAAAAAGATATGGATCCTACAAAAACAATACAGAAAAAAATAGGGGCAATTCAAGATGGAAATTTTGGCCCAAAATCTGCTAAAGCGATGGTTGATTTTTTTAAGCTAAACCCAGTGGCAGGTGCGCATTTTATCGGACAGTGTTGGCACGAGAGCGTAGGTTTTTCAGTAATGGAGGAAAACCTAAATTATAGCGAAGATGGTCTACTAAAAATCTTTGGGAAGTATTTTACAACCAAGGAACAAAAAATTGTTGACAGAAGTCAGGGGAAAGCTAACTTAAAAATGTTGGCTAGTGAGTATGCTAATAAGCCCAAAGAAATTGCAAATGTGGTTTATGCAAACAGGATGGGCAATGGCTCAACACAGTCTGGAGACGGATACAGATTTAGAGGACGAGGAGTTATACAGTTGACAGGCAGAAATAATTATACTGATTTTTCTAAAATAATTGGAGATCCTTTAATATTATCCAACCCTGATTTGGTTGCTGCAAAGTATACCTTAGAAAGTGCTAAGTTTTTCTTTGATGAAAATAACATTTTTAAGGCCTGTATTGACATGAAAGAGGAAACAATAGAAAAGGTTAGTATTCTTATTAATGGTGGCAGGAATGGGCTGGACGATAGGATTGAGCAAACCTTAAAAGCATTCAGATGGATTACGTCAAGATAATAATACTCGCAGTTTTAATGGCTGGTTGCAGTGCCCCAAAAGTTCTGCAGAGCGAAAGGATAGTTCGTGACTCTGTTATTTTCCGAACAGTTGAAAAAGAGGTGCTAGTGCCTGGAACTTCCGGAGAGAGCTTTAAAATAAATATAGACAGTTTGGCAAAAATGATCCGCTCAGGTGTGGATCCAAAAATAATCGAGCGAACTTTATATAGGGAAGATCCGGACACAAAGATGAGGGCCGGTATCTTGATTGACAGCCTGGGCAATTTGATGGCTGTATGCGATCAACAGGAAAGAATGATCACCGTCATGATTGAGGAAAGGGAATTGCTAAGGACGGAATTTGAAAGAATTGTAATTAGGGAGAGAGAGAATCTTTTTCAACGGGCTTGGAAGTTTTTCAAAACAGGCTTGGTATTATTTGGCCTAGTCATCCTTTCCTATATTGTGTTTAGGATTATCAGGGCATTCCGAAAAAAAGTGTAAGTGTTTGATAAAAATGAGTTATATTTGAGTCGTTAGCGAAAGCTAACAATGCTAAGTTAGAATTGTCCTGTTCGAACTTTTCAACAGACCCGGCCTTTTGGCTGGGTCTTCTGGTTTATAGGCATTTTTTTCAATCAGCTTTTATTCCCCTGCACCATAATTTTTATCCTTAATTATCAGATATTTATATATTTTCTTAATTATTTTTAATTCTTTTATGTTACGTTTCTAATTATTTATATACATTTGGTAAACACTAAGGTAGAAAATATAAACGTATGGAAAATAACAAAAAGCTATTTACTGCTAAAGACCTAGAGGAGCTGAAAAATGCTCTTCCTGGACACTACAAAAGGGCCTTTGACAAGATATGGGAATCAACTCAACCAGAAACTGAGCTTCCTAAAAGGCAAAACGTCTACGCTGTACTAAATGGGGTCTGCGAAAATGACAAAATCCTCACCGTGCTAGTTGCGGTTGTAGAAAGCCGAAACGAGCTGAGGGCAAAGCTTCAGATCGCAACATCAGATGCTAGGAAATTACAAGATTCAACCACTTCTGAGAGGGAATAACTACCTGAAACGGCAGAAAAGCCAATCGCAGGTAAAAAAGGAAATTAAACAATTTAAATAACGAACAGGACAATGAGCGAATTTAAAGGAACAAAAGAGAAATGGGTATTCGATGATGAATCAATCATCGCACTAGGTCCAAATGACGCAATCCGCATAGTGGTTGAAAACCCTATTCCATATCAAGAAAATAATATCCAATGGGAAATGGACAGGATGCTAATCTCAAAAGCACCTGAAATGCTGGATTTGCTAATGACTATTGAAAACGATAGTAATCAGGTTCCAGAATGGCTATGGGATAAAATTCAAACCCTAATCAAAGAATCAACAACAATTTAAACGAACAGGACAATGAAAGTAGAACTCAAAAAGTTAAAACTATCCCACTTCAAAGGCATCAAGTCTTTGGAAATGGATTTTCAAGAAGGTGAGAACTTCCTTCACGGCAAAAACGCAAGCGGTAAGACCACCGTATTCGACAGCGTTTGGTTCCTTTTCTTCGGAAAAGACAGTCTAGGAAGATCAGACTTCGGTATCAAGACATTGGATGCTAACAACAATCCAATCGAGAAAGTGTACCATGAGGTGTTTGCAGCCTTCCAGATTGATAGCGAGTCTAAGACCTTCCAGAGAACCTACAAGCAATTGTGGAGCAAAGAGGGAGTATTGAAAGGCCATACTACCGCTTATCAAATCGATGGATTCCCTGTAACACTGGAATCCAACTACCGCAAGCAGGTAGAGGAGTTTTTCAAAGAGGAGCTTTTCAAACTCCTGACCAATCCGCTATTCTTCAACTCTATGAAGCCAGCAGACCGAAGAGAGGCTCTTATCTCCATGGCATCGGAAATCAGCACAGCGCAGGTTTTTGAAGGACTTACTTCAAAGTCAAAGAAGTCCCCTCACATTAAAGAGTTGGAGGAACTGTTGACCATAGGTAGGAATCTCGATCAGATCCGTGCGAAGGCCGAAATGGAAAAAAAGAACCTCAAAGAGGAAAAAGCAGATATTCCCGTAAAAATTAGCGAGGCCGAAAGGTCGAAGCCAGAAGAGGCTTATGAGTTCAGCGAGCTTCAGGAGATCATTGCAGGCAAAAAAAATGAGCTCGAAGAGGTAGAGTTATCGATTCGAACTTTGAGTAATTCAGATTCGGTCTACAACAAATCTATTCAGGAGTGGGAAAATAAAATCTATGAGGCAAAATCAAAGCTTCAGAAGCTTAAATTCCTAGCGCAGCAGGATTTTGAAAAGTGGAAGAATGATAGCGAGAAGTCTCCAAGGGAGATTCAGGCTAAAATCAAGGAGCTGAATGAGTATGCGCTAAATGCTGAGAACTCAATAAAGACCTATGTTGGTCAGATACAGCGACATAAATCTGATATTGAAACATCCGGATTATCAATTCCTTCCAAAGAAACGGAGAAAGCGGCACTTGTAGCAGAATGGCAGAAAGAGAACGCCAAGGAATTCATGTGGAACGGTTCATCCTGCCCAACTTGCCAACGTCCACTGGAAGGGGATATGCTGTTCAATGCCGAGGAATCGGCAAGAGAGCGATTCAATAAGGATAAAACAGACAGAAAATCAGAAATCACCCAGAAGGGCATGAGGCTGAAAAATCAGATTGAAGGTTCCCAGAAGGATATTGAATCTTCAAACAACGCAATCCGGGCTACCTCAAAAAGCAAGTCTGATTCCGAGGCTTTCCTTTCCGTAAAAAAAGAAGATTTAATCACGCTTGAAGCCTCCTTGAAGGAGTGGTACGCCAATCCAGAGGATAAAAAGACAGTAGATGATTTTCAATCCCAAACAGCAACATTCCTAATTCAGGATATCGCAAAACTGGAATCCAACAAGCCTATTAAGTCTCAGGAAGTGAACACGTCAGAATTGGAGACAAGTAAGATTGCTATTCAAACCAGCCTGGAAGGACTTCAAAAGGCCCTTGGCAACAAGGAAACCATTGAAAAGATAGATATCCGGATTCAGGAACTCAAAGATTCTGAAAAAATAATCGGTCAGAAAATTTCCGAGGCGGAGGGTATGGAGGATGCTTGCTTCACTTATTCCAAAGCAAGGGTTGAAATGATTGAGTCAGAGATCAACGCCAAGTTCTCATTGGTCAGCTTCAAGCTTTTCTACATGCCGCTAAACGGCACTGAAAAAGAGGTATGCGAAACCCTGTTCAAGGGAGTCCCATTCAGCGACCTGAACAACGCAGGAAGGATTCAGGCAGGGCTTGACATCATCAACACCTTATCGGATCATTACAAGCTGTATCTCCCGATTTTCATCGACAACCGAGAGTCTGTTACGTGGATCCCCGAAACCAAGAGTCAGTTAATTAACCTAGTAGTGAACCCTTCTCAAGAGAAGCTAACCCTACATTGGCAGTAAACTAATCAATCACTTTATAATAAAAACCAAAATGTCACAGGACAACAATCAAACACCAGTAAAACCAAAAAAAGAAGGTTTGATGGAAGTTAAAAATGAATTAGTAAACACTATTTCATCATCAGAAGAAAGGGCTTTCCCTGCTAATTATGCAGCACTTTCAAATCTAAATATCTCTTGGCTATATATGCTAGGGATTAAAGACAAGGATGGTAATTCAGTATTAATGTCTTGCACTCCAAAGTCTGTTCAACGGTCATTTTTAGAAATGCTATACTCAGGACTTTCAGTCGTGAAAAAGCAATGCTATTTAATCCCTTATGGAGGTGAATTGACCTTTGTAAGCTCATACGCAGGAGATGAATTAAAGGCTAAAAGAGACGGTGGAGTGCTTAGTGTAATTGCCAGTGCAATTTATGAAGGGGACAAATTTGCTTATGAAGTTGAAGCAGAATCAGGCATAAAGCGCATAAAGGAACATGAGCAAAGTTTGGACACAATCGGAAACGGAACAAAAATCAAAGGGGCGTATTGTGTCGTGACCTTTAAAGATGGGAGAAGAGAACTCACCATTATGTCAAAAGATCAAATCATCATGTCTTGGAATCAGCGACAAGGCCAAGGACTAAGCCCAGCGCATCAAAAATTCACGGATGAAATGGCTTGCAAGACGGTAAAAAGAAGAGCATTGAAACCCATAATTGGTAGCAGCAATGATTCCTCTTTAATGGAAGAAGGGAATGAAAGCCCTAAAGGATCAGAAGCAGCGCAGGCAGTAAAGCAAAAGGCCAACGCTGAAAGATTTGATTTTGACGAACATGAAGAAGTATCATCAAAGCAAACCGCACCAGAGGCAAAGGCTGTGGCAGTGGCAGCAGAAGCAGTACAGGCAGAATATCCATCATTCGCATGATATTGATCGTCCTTGGATCATCCAGCGCAGGTAACGGCTATCTCCTTCAGGACAGCGAAGGGAACTGCCTGATCCTGGAAGCAGGAGTCCGACTCAAGGAAGTTAAGAAAGCCTTGGACTTCGATTTATCCGGAGTCCAAGGGTGCCTTATCAGCCACAGGCACGGGGATCATATCAAGTACGCCAGCGATTACATGAAAGCAGGGATTGACGTGTACACAGATGCAACCAACGGGCTAGAAGGGCATCGATTTATCCAGATGGAGTCCGGCAAGCAGTTGACTATTGGTCCATGGAAGATTAAGCCATTTTCAGTGATCCACGATGTGCCCACGTTTGGTTTTCTACTGGACCATCCCGAAAGCGGAAAGACCTGCTTCATTACCGATACGCACTATTGCCCATACATTTTCAAGGGACTGAACAACATTATTATTGAAGCAAATTTTTGCGAGGAAATAATGACTAAGCGATTCCTGGAAGGCAGCTTGAACGCAGTAGTACGGGCACGGACCATGAAGAGCCACATGAGCCTTCAGACCACGCTGGACTTCCTGAAAGCAAATGATTTATCGGAGGTAAACAATATCATTCTCATTCACCTAAGCAGCGGAAATGCGGATCCAGAATCATTCCTACAACGAACCTTGGCAGCAACGGGCAAAACCGTAGCCATCGCAAGTCCGGGAACAGAAATTCAACTTAACAAAACACCATTCTTATGAAACTAATAGACCAATGGAATGAACTACAGCTCATTTTGGAGCAAAAGGAAGAGGATTACCTGACTGAGTTCTTCAAGGAAAATGTAAAGCCTACTGAATTATTCAGGCTATATGGATGGGTGATAGGGATTATTCAAATTGAAGTAGTAAAATTCCGAACGAGGGAAAAAATGAAAAAGAGACCTTGGATCGATAAGATTGCCAAGAAAACAGATGTGGCTGAACTGAAAAGATTTATTGATGCATATATCCCAAACGAAGTCCTAGTCGAATACAAGTTTACGACTGATGGCAAATACACATCCACCTCAGCGGTAAGCTACGACGAGATAGGGGTAGGAGATAAGCCCAATATTTCATTTAATAAGGAGTTGCTTGAGCCAATATTAGCTGAAATGATGGCTAAATACGCCCCGAGAGAAAACCATTTTGCGTGTAGCTATTGTATGAAGCAGACTCCCAATGAGCAAAAAGTCACCTCAAATATAATTGGACGAGGAAGAAAGAAAGTCTGGAATTCGTGGAAAAACAGATACGAAGATAAGGCTTGTGTCACCACAACAAGTCTCGAATTCTGTTCGGGAGTATGTGCCGGAAACGAGCAAATGTCAAGAGAAGGATAAAATCAAAATTAATATTTCACACTTAAACAAAAACAGGGCAATGCTGCATCACGCATTAGAAACAACAGAAACCATGACCATTGAGGCACGGGCGCAATGGATCAAAGAGGTAAGCAGAGAATCGTTCACCCACACCAAAAAAGAATTCTTCACGGAAGAAGAAATCGCTGAAAAGCACAAGCGGAGCACGGATTACACCAGAGATATCATTCACTTAAATGATGCCAAAAAGTTAATAATGGATGCTTTTACCAAGGGAAATTCGGATGAATATGAAACCACTATTCCACAGACTACGGGGATTAAATCGCTAACAGAGGAACGGGATCGATTGGTAAGAGAAGTGGACAAAGGGTTCATTGAACACACATTCACAATCTTCGGAGTGCCAAATGAAGATGGGCAAATGTACTACTTCGACATCGAAGGAAATATCATCGAAGAGCGCACAAGATCACTTTCTATCCGAGAGAAGAAAGAGACTTTTGGATTCTTTGGAAATGAAACAGAAGTAAGAAAAATTTCAAATTCCTAATCAATCAAAATCATGTCAAAAATTGAAAATGTAAACATCGCTGTATCTGAAAATTATTCAGGTAATCCAATAGTAATCCATTTGCTTGAAGGGCCGGCACCAGAGCCGATTAAAGTCAGCCAACCAATCAGTATCTTAATTGAAGGCGATATTTTCGCCCCTGCAGCTTATGCAAAAGAGGACTTAGCGGTCAGGGAGGGTGAAGGCGGTCAATATCCTGCAACAATTGCTATTGTCCAGTATTCAGACAATCGAAAGTCCCCGTATATCAAATTGACCATGTACCCTAACCGGACAATCAATGAAACGGTAACAGGCAGCATCAAGTCAAACAAAGACTTGGTGCAGTTTAGATTCAACGAGGCTGGAGCATTCACCAACAAGACCTTTGCTGAAATGATCATGAAGCATCCACATTGCTTCGCCAATAAGGGAGAGGCAAAAACACTCCGTAAGTCGCTTCAAAATTACAATGCAAAGTTCAACACGATTGTCCAAAAAGCAAATGACAATCAGGGTAACACCGAGGATATGATCAAGACCGAGTTTGACAAATCGGGCTCAGGTATTCCTTCTGTTATCAACCTGAAAATGCCATTGTATGATGGCGGAGATTCAATTGAGTTTTCCGCAGAAGTTGAGGTTGAAGTAGCAATGACTTCAGGAAAGCCAGAGGCACGGTTTGCATTCTTCACCGAGGAACTGGAACTACTTCAAAGACAAGGAGCCAAGGATATTGTCGCACTTCAGATCCAGGAATTAGCCAAGAAATTTGTCTGCATCCGGGTAAACTCCTAACCAATCCAATCCATTCCCATGAACCTACTCCTTCCTCTATTACTAACCAGCATCGCAGTCAATCTGCTTCTAATCGCACGGGTATTAATCCTGAAGAGCGACAATGATCAAGGCCTAAAAATACTGCACGGAACCTTAATGGAGAAGGGTAGGCTCAGGGAATTAGTCAAAAAATTTCATCAAAACTAAAGGAAAATATGGCATCAATTAATCGGGTACAATTAATCGGTAATCTGGGCAAAGACCCGGAGATCAAGCAATTTGAAGGAGACAACCTAGTAGCCAACGTCACATTGGCTACTACAGAGTCCTATAAAGACAAGCAAGGCAACAAAGTAGAAAATACCGAGTGGCACGATCTGGAGATATGGGGCCAGCAAGCACGAATCGCAGAGCAGTACCTAAAGAAAGGAAGCCAACTCTATGTAGAAGGCAAGATCAAAACCGAGAAGTGGGAGAAGGACGGCCATAAGTTCAGCCGTGTTAAGATCCGGGTCACCTCCTTCACTATGCTGGGAAGCAAACAGCCCGACCAAACCGAGGACAGCAGACAATCCTACCAAAGCAAAGGCGATAACAGCACAACGCACGCCAGTATCAATCAATCACCTCAAATCAGCGGACCAATGGGTGTGCCTGATAGCTATGAGGACACGCTACCTTTTTAACACCCCTATCAAACAATGGCAAATCACAAAGAGAAAAATACAGTTGATTACTTTCCCTTCTTATGCAAGGAGGGAAAGGCCATGTTCTACATGGAAAATACTTACGGGAATGATGGGTTTGCAACGTGGTTTAAAATCTTGCGACAGCTTGCTGTTACCAATTATCACTACCTGGATTTAGGCGACAAAATGGAAGTAATGTTCCTTTCTGCAAAGTGCAAAGTAAGTGAAGAAAAGCTGCTTAAAATCATTCAGGATTTAGTCAATTTAGGGGAGTTTGACCGTAAACTTTGGGATAACTATCAATTAATTTGGTGTCACAAGTTCATCGAAAACATACAAGATGCCTATCGTAAGAGAAGTAACCCTTGTGTCAATTATGATGATATACTCCGGAGTATTGATGCAAAAAGGCGGAGTATTGACCCAATAAGGCGGAGTGAAGGCGGAACGTTCCGGAGTGAAGGCGGAGAAAAGGAACATACTATACTAGACTATACTATACTAGATAATACTATATTAAAAAAAGACGAAAATCCTTCGGAATTTTCTTGTGCCAGCAACCAAATAAAAATACCTGAATTGGTTGATCAACCCAACCTCATAAAAGAAAAAATCTTACCCAAAAGGGAAACGGAAACTACTCAAATAGTAGATGAAAATCAAATATTAATGACTTGGCCTACTTTTGAAGATTTCTGGGAAACCTACGACAAGAAAAGAGGGGATCAAGCCAAGATCAAAAAAAAATGGGAAGCCTTGAAGCAAGCGGAAAAAGAAGCTGCTATCGAATTCATTCCGTACTACATCCAGTCACAGCCTGAGAAGCAATTCAGGAAAGACCCAGCCACATTTCTCAACAATAAATCTTGGAACGATGAACTTATTACCTCAAATCAACCAAAACAAATCAAACCTTCCAGCGCAGCAGGTTCAATCTCTAAGCTTTATCAAAGAATTAGTGCTAGTAGCTGAGTCCGGGGATTCAATCAAGATTGCAAAACATGACAGGTCAATCACGATGCTGAATGCCTGTACCGGGATCACGCTTAAAGCAGCTTGCAGGGAATCAAGTGAGGACTTGGTTATAACCGCACTGGTAAGCCAAATAATCAGGACTGCCAACTTCTTCAACCTATCCAGGCCTATGAGCGAAGATCAGGCTATTGAGACCGGATATCTGCTACTCGACAAGTACCCTTACGAAACGATTGAGGATTTTGTAATCATGTTCAACAGAGCGAAAACAGGCAAGTACGGAGAGCTTTACAATCGATTGGACGGGCAGGTCATATTTTCCTGGATGGAAAAATATTTGGATGAGAAGGCAGGATATCGGGAGAAAGAGCATCAAAAAATGAAAAAGATTCAGGAGGGTATCAATTTGGCACAGGATATTGAATTCACAGCTAAAACCGTAGAGGGAGAACCCGAAAAAAGCAAAACAGTGATTGAAGCACTGAAGGAGTCTATCAATTTTCAGGAATTAGAATCTAACGAAAAGAATTATAAAGACTTCAAAATTAGCTATATTCAGCAATGTGCCAGCCTCAATTTGAAAAAACAATAAAACTCCTTACATTCAGCGAAGGAGAACTGATCGAAATCAGGTCCTCACTATTTCGGGTACATGCAGATCAGGAGGGGGAACCAAGGCGGCACAAAGTAAAAAAGAAAACAGGAGAGGTTTCCAAAATAGGGCACAGAATCAAAATAAGCGATAAGTTTAGGCGCATTGATAACTACTAAACAAATAATTGAACAGGACAAATAAAAACTAAGATGAAGAATTACACAGAACCAATCGGGCAGGTTATCAAAAGCCCTAACATCGAATCAATAACCGATGGCTTAAACAAGCTGGAGCATTTCTCAGGCATAGCATTGCAGGGTATTATTTCCAATATGGGTATGATGGAAGATATAACTAAAGCAATTGATATCATTTCCCCAGATGCTAACGATCCAATTAAATATACAGAATCGGTGGCTAGGATAGCAATCCTATATGCAAAAGGATTGTTAAACGAATTAGGAAAGGAGCCTTCCGATGTCTAGAGAAATTTTATTCCGAGGCAAAATAGTTGGCACCGGAAAATGGGTAGAAGGGGAGTTGATGGGTGGACAAATTCATGTTAAAACCTCATATCCTGATGAATGGTGGGGGCATGAAGTAATCCCCGAATCAGTAGGCCAATTTACCGGGCTGATAGGTAAAAATAAAGTAAAAATCTTTGAAGGCGATGTCCTACAAACGACAAACTTAGAAAACAAACTCAGAGTGCTCTGGAGCAAGCATCTTGCTTCCTTTGCCCTACAATCAAAAGGATGGATGTACGATCATTATTTTGGCGAAGCGGTAGACGCAGGGCGTTGCGAGGTAATCGGGAACATATTCGATAACCCTGAGCTGAAAGGAAAGGAGGCCGACAATGGCTAAAGTAATCACATTCAGCCGTAAGTTTCCGACATATCACCCGAAAGTAGGACAACCTACCTTCTTTGTGGAGCAGGTCTTGAATTCGTTAGGGATAAATTCTTGCGATAGGGAATATATCTTCAATCTTCAGCGATGGAACCTGAAATCATTAGAGGATAAAAAACTTACCACATACGATTTAATTCACTTCCAGCACTCATTGAACAATATTGCTGAGGGTGAAAAAAAGCATACAATCCGAAATGGGTCCCGATGGAAAGCAGGTGACAAAGCATCCCTACGGGTATGGTTCGGAAAGCCTTACAATTCGCCACAGATCATATTTGCGCCAGAGTTGGAGATTAAGCAAGCCATTGGCTTTAAAATGAAACAGTATGAGGATGATTTCTACATTGATATCGGTAAAAAGTATTTCCATGTAGCATCTAGTCCGATTGAATTATCAATACTGCCATCGGTAGCAATAAATGATGGATTGAGTATCGATGATTTATTGTCATGGTTCCAATACCCAAAACCATTTGAAGGGCAAATTTTATGCTGGAGGGAGGTTCATTATGCCTAAAGTTTGGAAAAAAGCAATCAGACAAATGCCATGGATTTGCGATGAAGCGGAAGAAAGTTTTTCCGCAACACTTGGCGAGTACCACCTGACTGTAGAATCAAAGCGAAACAGATTCTGGGTATGGAAAGTGCACAGAAATCAAGAAATAATCAAAACCATCCTTGATGATCACTGCACTAGCCAGTCCAGAGCCATTGCAGTTGCCGAGGGATTCTATTTTGGCTACAAAGCCTCACAATACGATACTAAGCCATTTTGATATGAGCAGCAAGCACAATAGGAAATCGAAACGATTAAATCTAACAGGATTGAGCCATGTTGATCAAACAATCCTATCAATGACGGATGAAGATCTTTCAAAGGCCAGGGAAGAAATAATCAAAAAAAACACGGTCATAAAAACAGGATTTGGTGACTTTATTTTGTTTCGTGGTAAATTGTATGACCACAGCGATATTTAAATAAACGATTGATATGAACCCCTTCCAAGTAATCTGCCTAAACGACCAGCACCGACCAGCAGAATTTCCATCATCCAAGTGGATCAAGAAGGGAGAGCCTTACACGGTGATCAATGTTCTGAATCTAAAGATCCAAGGAGGTAAAGGACTCGTACTCGAAGAAATCGATATGGCAGGATGCGATCCTTACCGAAGCTTCGCCGCTTGGAGATTCGCAGTGCCAGCAGAGATAAAGGAACTGGAAGAAGAACTGGAGGAAGAATTAACCACATAGCACAAAAAAACCCGGACTAATCAGTCCGGGTTTTTCCTTTTTAAATCGAATCTGTATAAGAATTCCTCCCTAGAAATAGGAGCTTACCCCTGTTTCATTTTTTCCCAAATCAGTTCTTTATCGAAAAAATTGAATGGATTACGATCAGCTACTATTAGCATACTTTTGGCCCATTTAGGCAGTTCCTTCGAAGGAGCAAGCTGATTGGTTACACTTGTGAACTTCATGCCTAGCATGTCTGCAAGATCTTGTCTTGAAAGCCCTAACTTTTCAATTAGGGCTTTGAATTTTTCGTGGTCAGTCATTATTTTTTATTTCAGGAAAGGTACTGAATAAAGATCGTTGAAAGACTTTAAGAACCCTACACTATACCCACGGTTCACGTTTAATCCATGGCGATTGCAGAAAGCTATTATACCTGGCATACACGCCCCTTTCGCCCTCATGTGAACAGCCCCTACAAACTGGCCATCTCTCGATTTTTGAGCAGCTTTTTGAATATCTTTAAGCTCTTGTAGTGCTTTTGCTGCATCGAGACTTTCATTACTGTGAGAATCTTTGAAAAGATATCCTTCAACCCATTCAACGGAGAACGTTGATTTTCTTCCGCTAGACTCAAGCCATTTAGCAGACCCATCTTCACTTTCAATTGTCCAAACACCTTGAATGTTCTTTACTTGTCTCAGCTCTTTTTTATTCAGGGAGATTTTCAAGCTGCCATAAGTTGCACTAAATTTGTAAGATTTAGCATAATTATCGAGGTTGTGGTTCCATTGAAAAGCGGTGTTATTCAACAATAGTGTTCTATAACAACCCATAGAATGTCCTGTTTGAAAATCCGAAAGTATATCACTCGCTTTTTCTGACAATGCCAAATATTCCTTCCTTGATGACAGTCCGAAAGACTTTGCTTTTTTGGCATATTCAATAGCCATCCTTGCGTTTGATTCTTTTCTTTCGATCAGACTTAGCCAACCTTTGACCTTTTCAAACCCATGGGATTCAATAGCTCTTTTCTCCTCAGCGTTTGAAGCTGTTTTCAAATTAGTGCTTTTAGTTCCTTTTTCAATTAATCGAGTAATCAGTTCTTGCTTTTTCATGATGTTTTTTGGTTTGAAAGAGAACCGTTTCCCTTTCGCTTATGCTAATTTATAACAATATTATTAGATTGCAACATATTTCTAATAATATTATTAATTATTCTTAATCTTCCGTTTCATCCACCTTCAGCACCAGATCCAGCGCACTTAGGATGTTTACCATGCTGATCAGCGATGGGAGTCTCTTACCGGATTCTACCATAGCGATCATTGCTTGGCCTACTCCCGACTTATCTGATAGCTGTTCTTGAGTCAGCATCATAATTTGTCTGCGTGATTTGATTGTGCTCGCAAGCACTTGTAATTTTCTAATGTCAATAACTACCATAGGTTCGTCTGATTTTTTTCGTTGGAGAACAAAGGAGTATCGCTAAACCCCTTGTTCATTGATTTGGGAACTGAACTCCCAACCCGAAGGCTAGGAGTTTCTTTGATTGCTTTTTTGAGAGCGATTCGATCTAGGTTGCTGAGGTCAGAGTTTTTCATTCCCAGAGTTTTTTAGCTGTTTCAAGATTCTTTGCAGCATCATTAACAGCCTTCTTTGCGTAGGTAAGCGAATAGGAATGCCTTCTTTCGTATTTCCCGGACTTTAAGCCTTCATGCTTTTCCTTTGCTTCTTCGAGCTTGAATTCATAGTATTCCAATGATTCAGGCATTGAAAGATTTATATCATTAACCTTTGAAGCCCAATAGTCAGCCCTAGACTCGTATTCTCCGGCTTTATCAGAAAACTCTACTGATTTACCCATCCTATTCCAATTTCGGTCTATCAATGCCCTATGCTTTTTCTCGCTATGATGCCCAACTTTGACTGGTTCAGCCAGAGAAAGGAAATCACGGCCTTCATTGGAAGCCTCATGATAAGCATCTGATTTTTTTGAAGCACTTGCGGACCATCCTAACAATCTTTCAGCCTTCGCCTTGGCACGCTCCTGAATGTTATAACCATCTGCACGGACGATCGAGTAATAGAAAAATCCGTCTTTCTTCAATAGCAGGTTGAAAACAATTGAATCATTTTCTTTTCCGTATTTCGTCTCTACCTGAATGATAGATCCTTTTTCATGTTCTTCAGTGCATTTTGCACAGAATACGTTTGCGGTGTACTTGGCGTAAGTGTTCATAATTATAAGATTATTACAGTGAAGAATGCCTTTACTTTTTCAGATACGGTGATCTTGTCATAGATCCCTGAATCAAATCCGTGATCTTTAAACACAGACTTAATTTCGCTTTCCGTATCAACTTCACGGGCCTTGGCAACTGCTTGCTGATAGTTCATTTGAGCAAGCCCAACTACTCCGAATATTCCGAATAGTGAGAGTATTGATATTTTGATTAGTAGCTTTTTCATAGTTAGTAGATAAAGTTGTTTTGGGAGACGAAATAAACCCCGAACCCGATGATTAATGTGGTGACTGCCATTAGAGCCACAAATGATGAATTTTTCATAGTTATTAGTTTTTGTCCTGTTCGATTGAGTGGGGGATTGCTCCCCCGTGAATGATTTAGATTTCTTTGTTAGATGCTATGTTGGGAGGCACTTAAAATTTTCATATCTAAGCCCCAGTTTACCTTAAATCGCCCAACAGCCCTTTCTTTGTTATAAGCATCAATAATGATTTCACGAGTGTCACCGTCTGTATGCAAGAATATTATTTTAAATTTTCTCATAACCTTAGTTGTTTAGTTTATCCCCTATCCGTGGGGTTGTCCTGTTTGATTATGTAATATTACTACAAGTAATAATATAATCCTAATAAATAGTAATTTTTTTTACGAAAATGATTATTATATTTACATATATGGCAAAGCAGGAGATCATCACACTGAGGAACGGAGAAGAAATAAGGCTGTCAGAGCGTGAGAAGATGTTTTGTGAGTATTATCTAGGGAGTTCGAATAAGAACGCCACACAAGCAGCGATTTCAACGGGATATGCGGAAAAAACGGCAAGGGCCACCGCTTCAAGGTTGTTGACAAATGTTAACATTAAAAAATACCTCGATAATCACGCTGCACCGTTACTTGAAGCCCTTGGAATCACCCAGGAGCGAGTATTGAGGGAGAGATCAAACATGGCCTTCACCAATCTTACCGATTTAGTTGATAACGAATGGCGGTTGAAGAATAAGGACCAGATCGACCCGAAGCATTACGCAGCACTCAACCAGGTTACGATAAAAGAGAAAGTATTGATGCAGCAGGGAGATGAAGAGGGCGGAGGAATAGTCCTTAGCCGGGAGATCAGCTATAAGATAGCCGACAAAGACAAGTCCTTAGCGGTTCTCGAAGAAATGACTGGACTGACCAAGCCTAAGCCATTGGAAGGAACCGGACCAGTCCAGAACAATTTCTTCGGGGATATAAATAATTACATTAATAATAAGTAAAGTGCAATTTTTAAAAGTGTTACCCTGGGGGTAAATCGGTAAATTATAATTTTAACAGTAAAAAACAGGACAATGAAAGTACAATTTGAAATCGAAACGATTACACCAGAAGGAGAAATAGAGTCCCATTATTTCGATGCACTTATGAATTTCAGACCATTTTTTGGAGATCAGGTTTTTTTGACCGATTTTATTGATATGGAGGATGCAATCGAAGAAGATGTGAGGGAGTACATTCAAAGTACCTGTATTTTTGTTGTAACAGAATTAAGAATACAGCGCAGCTTATCGGGAAAAGTATTTCTTTCCTGTTTTCTGGAAGCACTTAACGAAATTGAAGATGAAGATGATTTGCTTAGGAATTTGGCGGTTAATAACTAGTTTATGAAAGCAAAAACAATTTGGAATATTCTAGCAATTATACTGATAATATTTGCCTACATAGCAACCGAACCAATCATATTCGCTTATACCGGGTGGGGGTTCGTCTGGGATTATAATCCACAATACATACCTATATTTGAATATTGAACCAATCCATTCCCTACATCATCCAAGAGAACCAGCGCAGGTTTGCGGCCATGTTTTCGCACTACGACCCGATTATGGGCGAAGGATCTCCCATTGATCGCTTTGATTTTTTCTACTACAAGACCCAAAAATCCCCGGTAAGACTACCAGCAACCATGTTGGGCATACCTCACATCCAGTCTATTGTAACCAGCAAGCATAAAAGCGCAGAAGCCTACGCAGAAGCCGAAGGAATCGATCTAACCAAGCTACTCCAGACTATTCACGAAGGAAGATTGGACTTTGACTTTGAATATTGGGCGTTTGTCTCCATTTTGATCAAAAACAAGGACGGAGGGAATGATATACGATTCAAACTCAACAACGGACAACGGAAGCTGCTCAAGGAATTGATGCGAATGTTTGACAAGAAGCTACCTATCCGGATCATTCTCCTGAAAGCAAGACAATGGGGTGGATCTACTCTCACGCAGGTATTTATGTTTTGGATTCAGGCAAGGCACATGAAGAACTGGAACAGCCTAATTGCTGCACACCAGAACCAAGCATCCACAAACATCCGGGCTATGCTTCGAAAAGCAGTAACCAACTACCCATGGGAACCGTTGAGCCTTACACCATTTGAGGGCACCCAGAACATCAAGATTATATCCGAGCGAGCCAACAAGATCACGATTGGTTCAATGCAGACTCCTGAATCCATACGATCTGACGATATTGCCATGGCTCACCTGTCTGAGGTAGGGCTATGGCGCAAGACCGAAGGAAAAAAGCCTGAGGACTTGATACAATCGATTCTAGGAACCATTGACATGAAGCCAATGACCATGGTAGTGATGGAATCAACAGCCAAAGGAGTTGGCAATTTCTTTCACCAAAGCTGGACCGAAGCCAAGCGAACAGGAAGCTATACCCCTGTTTTTGTGGCATGGTATGAAATTGAGAAGTACCACATCCCATTTGCAGACGAAATCGAGCGAATTGAGCTAATTAAAACCCTGAGTACAGATGAATTTGATCTATGGGAGCAGGGCGCAACGCTGGAAGGGATCAAATGGTATCGCAAGAAGTTAGGCGAATACAAAGGTGATCGGGTAAGTATGTGTTCGGAATTTCCCTCCAACGATGTTGAAGCCTTCCAATCTTCCGGAGCGAGATTCTTCCCGATGCGAGTTATCGCACAGGCCAGAAGATTCTGCAAACCTCCGCTATTTCGTGGGGATATCTACGGAGATGCAAACAAAGGTCCTGAATCGCTTAACAATATTCGAATAGAGAAAGCAAACGAGGGTAATCTATCAGTATGGGCCATGCCTGAGACGTTTCCCGATGTGAAGTATGAGAACCGCTACCTAGTCACCCTGGATATTGGAGGGCGAAGCAAGGAGTCAGATGAATCGGTAATCAAGGTTTGGGATAGATTCTGGATGATGGACGCCGGACTTCCTGAGCTTGTGGCAACATGGGCTGGACATATTGACTTTGATCACTTGGCATGGAAAGCGGTGCAGCTATGTAAAACCTATGACAATGCCTTCTTCATTCCAGAGATCAACAAAATGCGAGAGGACACCAGCACATTCGATGAAGGAGATCAGTTTTATACCTTGGTGGATGAAATTATCGGGCATTACGGGAATATATTCTGCAGAACCAACCCAGAACAGATCATAAAAGGTATGCCAGCTTTGTACGGGTTCCACATGAATGCACAGACCAAGCCAATGATCCTGAATTCACTCAATGCAGCCTATCGGGATGATGCGATTATGAATTACGATGAAAGGTCTATGGATCAGGCAGATTCATTCGAGAACAAAGGCAACGGAAAGACCGGAGCAGTTGAGGGAGCGCACGATGATCACGTAATTGTTGACGGTCTTGGAGCGTGGGGATGCCTGGACTACATGCCTCCGGTAAAAATGATCGAATTAAAACCGATTGTTCGCAGGAAATCAGCCGGGAATATTGCGAGTTTTTAAAACTTAAACTAAATTATAAAATGGAAAACATGAAATCATTAACAGAAGAGTTGTCAGCAAAGACTACTATAACACAAAGTCCAACAAAAATTGGCAAAGTTTACATTGGAACGAAGGTAGTTAGAGCAGAGCCAATGAATCATGAATCTTGGCTTCGCTCACAAGGCAAATGGCAGGAAGGTCAAGAATCTTATGGAAACGGGTACAAAGTTCAATATGAGGACGGTTACTTATCATGGTCACCAAAGGACGTTTTTGAACGCTGCTATCGGGAGTTAACTACTCAGGAAATGAGAATGACCTATTAAGGATATTCCTGACCAAAAAAAAATCCCCAACCAAAGGCAGGGGATTAATCACAAACAAAAAACTATCATAGAACCCAAATATAATCCATTTCCTAAATTAATAACCAATCTTCTTTATTAATTCGCCATAAATTAGTATTTTGCTTGCCAATAACAGCCCAAGGGCCATGTAGAATTTATCTTCATGGCCTTTTTTGCATTTAAACCACACCAGCCATGCCATTACCACTATTAGCAGCAGCAGGAATCTCAGCCATACCAGCCGTAACCGGACTAATCGGAAATCTGTTGGGAGGCAAGCGAAGAAAGCGAGAAGAGGAAAAAGCTTCCAAAGGTATTTCGGGACTTACAGACATCTACAAGAGCCAGATGGGTCAAGATTACTTCGATTCAAGCGAAGGATTAAGCACCATGCGCCAGATTGACGAGAACTCCAGCTCAAACATGGACGATATCAATGCCAGCGCAAACATGAACGGACTGACAGATGAGGCACGTATCGCAATGATGGGTCAGAACATGAAGGCTAAGCAGGGGGCATATTCAGGCATGGCAGGTCAGGCAAGTCTTTGGAGGCAACGAAATCAACAGATGTATCAGGGTGCGCTAGGACAACTGTTTTCCGTAGGTTTTGCCAACAGACAGAATCAGCAGAATTCAATGAATAACATTGTTGGAGGTATGCAGGGAGGTATTGACGGAGCCATGAACGCAGGGGTGTTCGACAAGATGCTGGGAGGTATGGGTAAATCAGGAGCAGGAATGGCAAGTCCAGCAGCAGGAATGAGAATTAATTCAGGAGCAGGGAACAATAAACTGAACTTCACGAACCCTAACCAACCATTTTTCGCAAACAGATAATGGCAATCACAAACACAAAAAACAACTTCTTCGCCCGACTACTTGGCAAGGACAACTTCGGGCGGAAGATTAGTACTGAAAACAATCAGGCAGCAGCAGGAATGAGGACTTCTCCACAGTTCCAGAACCAACCCATTCCAGAGCTTCAGCCGCAGGGAGGAAACCCATTAATGCAGGGTCAACCGCAGCAGGGTGGACAACCAGCACAGACAGGGCAAAGCAGGTTTGCCATGTACGAAATGATGCAGCCCAAGCCAACCCGAGACACCGAGCAGGAAGGAATCATCCAGCGCAGGGCCAAGATGAATGCCTTTTCCAAAGGTTTTTCAGGACTTGCAGGACTTGCAGGAGTCGCAGCAGGTGGCGATGCGCCATTTGTGCCAGACGGAGTCACGCCATTCAACATGAATCAGTTGCAAGTCATGGACAATGATTACCGCAACAGGTTGCAAGACTGGACCAATCGAGGTTTTCAGGTCGATCAAGCGAACACTGGATTACAAAACCGTGAAGTTGACCAGACTATTGATCAGGAAAATAGAATTGCCGTCCAGCAGCAAAGAGCCAGTGCTGCGCTTAATCAATTGTTAGCCAAGTCAGAAGCTGATCAAATTAGGGAGATGGAATCCGTTGGTATTAATCCATACGGGCAAAATGCGTATGATGATTACCTGAAAGCAAAAGGATTGCAGTTCAAAACTGAAATCAACAGAAAAAAGCAGATTGGCAGCGGTAACGGAAGAACAGGTCCAGAAAAGCCGAAATTCGATATACCAACACTTCAAAGAGGCAAAAAAGCAATGATTGATCAGCTGGAAGCTCAGAAGCAAGGGCTAGATTCTTTCCGAGACAAAGGACAATTAGAGGCAATAGATGCACAGCTCAAGCAGGTCCGAGAGTATAATCCGGGCAAAAACGAGTTGATGGACGCAGAAATAATGAATATGGGAATTCAAGGGGATGAGGGAAGTCAAGCGTCTACTCCGCAAGGGGTAGGACAGCCATTCACTCCCGGCCAAGGATTTAACATTGGACAGCAAGCAGCAGGGGAAAACCTTACGGAAAAGGAGAAAATGGCTATTATGAGCTCAAGCGGACAAAAAGTTATCCAAAATGCAAGCAAGATTAACGCATTTGATTTTGAAAATGAGGAAAATCAAGACCCTGAAACAGCTCAATTTTTAATAGACGAGATCAATGATCTACTTAACGCAGGTATTGCAGAGAACGAAGAAGAAGCGATTGATATGATTTTATCCCTAGCAAAAAGACAAAATTGATGCAAAAACAAGAAAAGTCCAGATTTGCAAAACTTAAAGATTCTGCAAATAAATCCAGTAATGCTGTAAGTAATCAAAATGCTACTCCTAAACCAAAGAAATCGTTAAAGGATATGTATTTGGAAGTGAACGCAGGTTCTAGCCAAAAAACAACACCAGCACCAGCGGCACCAGCACAACCTATTAACCAACCCCCAATTTTTTCAAACCCTAGTCAAGTACCAACGCCACAAACAGGCAGACAGGGCTTTTCCCCATTATTAAAGGATATGCCAACTCCTCCTTCTCCGGTGCCTATGCCCGGAACAGTTGGAGGCACCTTGGATCAGTTCATGCCAGAACTGCCCAAAGGCATCAATCCTACAGAAACCCCCAGCTATTCAGCCAATGGTCAATCCTTAACACGGGAACAGACAGCTCAGACTATCAAGCAGTCTGAAAGCGCAAAAAACCTAGGAAATCTAGGCGTGATGAACGATCCTGAATTGGAGCGGATTAAAAATTCAAAGATTTTAGAGGCTTACAATGCCCCAAAACCAGTAGCTCAAGCCCAAAAACCGAAGATTGACAAAGCTTGGTACGAGGATTTTGTTGACGGTATTCATCCGTCATGGGAAAAGGTTAAATCATTAGGGGCAAAAGGCATATCAGAAGCAGCAGATCTTACGCTTGCAGCGAATTCGGGGTCTGGTGGGGTGACGCCTTACCTAGCTAAGGCGATGAATTACCTAGAACAAAAAAGGCTGCAAGCATCGGGAATAGATACGGGCATAGGAGCAGGATTAAGGGAGTACGCAGCAGACCGAGACAAGGAGGCAGACGAGCTGAACGAAACCAGAGACACAGAATCTTGGGGATATAAAATAGGATCCGTTGTCCCCTATACAGCAGGTATTTTGGCAGCAGTAGTGACAAAGCCTATATCCGCACCGGTAGCAGGGGCAATAGGCTTGGCAAATGTTGTAGGATTATCAGCCGTATCGTTCGGTTCTGGAATTGAAACTTATGACGAGTACAAGAAAGATAAGGGCCAAGAGTCTGACCCACTCGCAAGACTTGGAATGGGCGCATTGTATGGAAGTCTTGAATTTGGAATGGAAAGATTTGCATTATCCAAATTCATACCAGCGTCAGTACAGGCGAAACTTTCTAAATCAGTAATAGACGTCATGGGTGCTGGTCCTGTAGTTGAAAAAACAGCCAAAGACCTAATTACAGATTTTGCCAATTCAAGTCAATCCAGAGCCACATTGGTTGAGGGAGTGCTGAAATCAGCAGAGAGAGGATTTGTGATTGAAGGATCAACAGAATCGGCAACCACTTTTGGACAGGAATTTTCGAATTACTTGTTTCAGGAAAGAAAGGATTGGAAAAAGCCGATTGAAATCTTGAAAGAATCAGGAGAATCTTATGTGTTGGGAGGAGTAATGGGAGTTGCGATTGGTCCCATTTCTTTCGCTGCAAACAGAATTGAAAACCAACAGCGAAGGAGTGCTGCACAAACTCTTGTATTTGCGGAGATGGCAGACAACAGCGGAGCAGTAGAAATTGTTGGTCCAGCAAAATCAAAGCCTAAAACAGGCCAACGAACAACAGCTTCAGGATCTGTTGAAGGAACAATCGGGCAAGAAATGTTCTATAATGCTATTCGGGCAAACGGGACAACGACAACCGTTTCAGAAAATGACATTAATAGGGTTTTCCAAATCAAGCCTGAAACATTTACAGAGCTTTTGAAAGGCAAGTCTCAGGGACAAGCACTTCAGGAGAATAGAGCTAACGAAGCAGCGACACAATCAGCCAATCAGGAGAGCGACACAATCAGAGGTGAATATCAGGCGATGACTTTCCAAGGTCAGGACGGAGTTCAAATGATCTCAGCAGCTCAATTCAACGGAGAAAAGGTATTTGTCACAGCAATGTTCCCTGACGGAAACGCAGTCATACAGAAGCCCGGAGAGGAAAAGAAAGTGGTATCAAGCCTAGGACTTTCCGAGCAGGAGACAATGCCATTTGATCAGTTTATCGAGACTTTCGGCCCTGTTCCAGAACAAACACAGGTATTCGATCCCGCAAACCCTATTCAGATAGGTGAGAAAATCCCTATTGATGGCCAAGAGTTTAAAGTTTCAAGCGTAAACCTAGAGGAAGGAATCGTTCAGTTGGAGAATGAGGACGGGACTATTTTTGAAACGATTCCCGTTGCAGACTTCCAACAGTTCAGACAGCCACAGCAAGCCGAGGCAGTACCACAGGCTAATGAAGGAGCAGAAAAGCTTCGGGGTATGTTTACTCCGAAAGAGGATATAACACCTAAACCACAACAAGATGAAAAAATCAGCGAAGAAGGATCCGTGCTGGAAGGGCTACCAGGCAATAGGGATGAAGGACAAAGGGGGCAGGAAGGTGCCGAATTGCGTCCCCAAGAAGGGAACAAAGAAGAAGTAATCGAGAATGAACCACCTACCGGAGCTCAGGAAAGCACAGTTGATAATACTATTGCGGCAGACTACTTATTGACCGGAGGAATAGGCACAATTTTAAGTACAGATTATTTACTAAAAGGAATATCAGGAGTTTTCTCAAAAGCAGACAAAAAGATAACAGAAATCCGAAACAGATATGCTAAAGAGTTAGCCGAAAAAAATCTAGTAGATATTAAGAATCTAATCGGCACTGAGACTTACAATCGGATGATTAGTGAGATCAGAGAGGTCATAGGCCAAGATTACAATGGAAGTGAAGAGATTCAGAGTATATTAGATGAAGTGCTTAAATTCCCTACTGGAATGCCTCAGAGAATAGGCAACCAAATTGAGTCAAGATTAGATAGATTTGAAAACAGCCAGAATGAACCAGCTACCGGAGCGATTACACCTCAATCCCCAGATGCGCCACTACAACCAGCCAAGCCTATCGTTGCAGCAGCGAAACAGTCTACTCCTAAAAATGTACCAGAAAAACCCGTTGGTCAAAGAGCTGATGGAGAGGTTCAGGTAGCTAAAAGAGGAGAAAAGCAAATAAATAAAGGAATGAAGGATTTACGGGAGGGAGTCATAGCCAACGATCCTATAAAGATATTAAATGCACTAAACACACTTCAAAGAAATATTGATGCTGGTGCTGAAATAGATCAAGACCAATCTGATATAATTGAAAAAATGACCGCAAAAGCAAAAGCAGCGGGATATGAAATAGTTGATTTAAAAGGACAGAAATTCAATGAAGGGATGAGATTAATAGTTTCATCATCCATAGAAGATAAAACACTATCTGAAGGTGTGGAAATAATTACAAAAGTTCTAAAACCTCAAATAAATGGGCCTAATGGAAAAATGATTCAGGCAGCAGAAGTAATTGTTTCAGTAGGAATTAAACCAACCAACCAACCAAATGAACCAGCAGTACAGCAAGCCAAGCCAAATGAAGAGCAAAAGGGAGGAGTAATTGCCCCGTTGGCACCAAAGTCAGAGCTAAAGGACAGCTTGTCTGAAACAGCACGGAAGCAAGGATTTAAGGAAAAGGATGGGGTAAGATATGATCGTCAAAAACCAATTGAAGGACCAAAAGGAAAAGAAGTAAACCTTGAGTTTTCCAAAGATATAAGCGAAAAAGCAAGTTACGCAGTTATAGAATCCGCACAGATTCAGCCTTCCCACAAAAAGGGGGCGCAAAACGTGATGCACTTCATTCCTGAAGCGCAGCCAAAAAACAGAAAAACAGATTCGTCTCAGGAATCTGCAAGGAAAATCGCAGACAAGCTTGACCCTGAAAAGATTTCACAATCACCAAACCCATATTCAGGGGCACCAATCGTAAACAGTAGAGGGGAAGTAATTCAAGGAAACAACAGGTCCGATGCCATTCAGCAGTATTGGGAAAACAGCCCTAAAGACCCAAGTAATTACAGAAAATACCTAGTTGATAACGCTGTTTCGTTTGGATTGAATCCAGATGATATACAAGGGATGAAAAATCCTGTATTGGTCCGGATGACAAACATTTCCGATGCAAGGGCAATTGAACTAGGGAATTACGATGTTAAAGACATTGAATCCGGAGGGGAGAGAGGAATTGACCCAATAACGACTACCAATAAAATGAGCAAAGCAGATAAGAAAGCGATGCTTAATTTCATGGGTCAATCAAGTGGCAACACGTTGACTGAAATCGTAAGAGATCAGGTGGGTAAAATTACCAAATACCTGTATGACAAAGGTATTATTAACAGCACACAGCTAGAGACAATCCTCAACAAAGCAACAGGCGAGGTAAAGCCAAACGGAATAGAGGATATTTCCAATATCTACAAGCAGTTTATCTTCCAAGGTGGTGACACCAATATTCCTGAGCTGTTTAATGCCATGCCTGATAGGGCGCAAAAGGCATTGGAAAAATCCATTCCTGACATTTTAAATGCCCCAACACCAATACTTTCAGAAATTCAGGATTCCATAACTGCATTAAATCAGTTTTCTTCAAGTGGAGTTGAAAGGTTTAGCGACTGGATAAATCAGCCTGATATGTTTATGGGAGGAATAGCACCTTCCGAGAAGTTCAGTAGGCTAAGTTTAAGTCTGGTCAAAAAGTATGATGCTGCTAAAACCCAGACAGAAATCGCTAAATTGTTCAAGGAATACAATTCACTGACTACAGGAACTCCCGGTGATCTATTAAGAAGCCCAGTTCAGGGAATCAGCCCAAAGGATGCGGTAAAGCAAGTATTCGGGATTGATCACGACCCTATTCAATTTAATGTAAAAGATGGAGACACAAAACAGATTATTGGTTCTGATGAATCGATTCAAGACAGACAGGAGCCAGAGCCAGCTAGAGGATCTGACGGAGTTAGCCCTGAAACTAAGCCTAAACAAGAACCCGGCAGTAGTAGCGCAGGAACTAAGCCTAAGGTTAAAGCTATCCCCATCGGAGCAAAGGGCGTTGGAAACAATACTTCAGAGTCTTTAAAAGCAAGAGAAGAAGAACTCAAAGCCCGAATGAAGGCCAAACTAGCACAGTTTGGTAAGAATAGAGGCAACCTTACTACAGGAGGCATCACACAGGAAGATTTGACCTTGATAGGTGAAATCATTACCGATGCTTCAGAGCTAGGGATAGTAAAGTTTAATCAGCTCATGAAGTGGATTGCTGAAAACATGGGCAATGACTTCCTGAAGCAACACTACAAAGCATTGAAAGCAACCTATGTACAGGTTCAGATTCTTAATGATAACCCTGAAAACGAGGACTTCAATGAAATCTTCAATTCAAAGGTTGAGGATTCTTTATTCGAGGAAGAGAAGGCGGAAGCAGAGCCAGCCAAAAAACCGATCAAGTCTGCAAAGGACCTGAACGAGGCGATGGATAAACCAAAGCCGTCGAAAAAGCGTATAAAAGATGAACAACAAAACTTATCTGAAAAACCAAAAACAGGCAAATTACCCTATGCTTCAAATGTAAAACTTATTTCTAAAAAGCAGACTGAAATTGGAATAGAGTATAAGTTTATGCAAGACCTCGAATCAGGAGGCAAAGAAACTAGAGTAGTTTATTCTGACAACCCTGACATAGTATTCCCCAAATCATTTCAGACGGCAGAAGATTTAATTAAATTCAGATCAGAGGCAATTGATTATAAAAATCCTAACCAAACGCCTTTAAAAACAGACAAAGAAGATGGAAAACAAGGACAGGGAAGTAAAGGGCAGGTTGGCGAAAAGGCTGGAACAGGGCCTAAAGGACCACAACCAAGCAATGTATCTGGATCTGAAAAAGACGGGCAAGCTGGACCAGTACGTACTGGACAAACAGGAACAGGCCAATCAAATGATGGACAGGCTGAGGGGGCAGGGGTACGACCTGATAACAGCCGAGGAAATGGTAAATCCGATTCTGATGGAGGCAATAGTAAGCCAAGAGGAGCAGGAAACACCAACACCGACAAGTTTTCAGGATCTTCTAAAAGCGAAGTAGAAGAGCGAGCTTCAAGGAAAAAGAAGAATAAGGAGAATTTTAAGATTGATAAGGGGTTTGAATATCCCGATACTTTTAAGCCAGCAGAGCGATTTGATCAGAACATCAAAGCAATGGAGCTATTGACAGAAATGATCGAACAGGGAAGAACTCAAGCCACGCCGGAAGAGAAGCAGATACTTTTTGCCTATTCCGGGTTTGGTGGGTTATCTGATGTAGCGAGAGATCCAAGCCGATATTATGAAAGGTTTGATTCTGAAACTCAAAAAAACAGGGTAATCAAAGTTCAGGAACTTGTAAAAAGACTTGACCCAGATGGTTCAAAGCGAGTATTTGAAACACTGAAGGCAAGTATCAACACGGCACACTTTACCGAGCCTGAAATAATCAGGGCCCATTATGACCTATTGGCAATGATGGGTTTTCAATCCGGAAAGATCCTAGACCCTTCTTCAGGTATTGGAAACTACTTTGGGTCAATGCCTGAATCTATGATGGTGAACTCCACTCTTACCGGGGTAGAAATGGATTATTTTACAGCAGAGATATTTAGAAGGCTATATCCAGGTTCAAAAATGTTCAATCAGCCCTTACAGGAATCTTCAATTGGAGAGAACTCACAGGATTTGACAATTACCAATATTCCTTTTGGCACTGCAAAACTGTACGATCCAAGCTGGAAAGGCAAAAAGCAGCCAATTTACAGAACATCCCTCCAAAAAATCCATAACTACTTTGTGGTAAAAATGATTGAATCCACCAAAGAAGGGGGATTATCGGTTATTCTCACATCAAGTTCAGTATTAGACACACCGGGGAACCAATCCGTCCGTCAGTACATGGCAGACAATACCCGTTTCATAGGTGCGGTAAGACTTCCAAACACAGCTTTCAAAGGTGCCTCAGGAACAAAAGTAGTGACAGACATTATCTTCCTGCAAAAAAGAAAGGCAGGAGAAGCGATAAACCAGACGCACCAGTTTGTCGAATCCAAGGAGCAGAAAGCAGACGGATCTAAATTTAGCATCAATGAGTATTTTATCACCAATCCACAAAACATCCTTGGGGAAATAAAAGGAGGTGGACAATACAGCAACGAATCAGGCTATACCGTAGATGGAAGCTCAACTGATCTAAGATCACGAATTGTAAAAGCATTATCAAAAGATGCCAAGACGGTATCCTATACAGTATCTCAGGACAAAACCATTGACGGACGGCAAACAGAAGCCTATAAAGGTGATAAAGCGATAAGAGCAGGAAACGTATTTGAAAAAAATGGTGCATTCTATGAAGTGACTGCAAAAGACGATAAAGGAGGCTTGATAGGTGAGAAGTTCAACGTATTTAAAAAGTACGAACAGCCATTCAGAGATTTTATCGAAGTGAGAAACATCCTAAACGAGCTGATAGACCAAGAACGGTTTGGTTTAGGGGATGAGGTATTGAATCCACTCCGTAAGAAGCTTCAGGGTCAATACAATGCATTCTACAAGGCGCACGGAAGATTAAACGAGTACAAAAATGATTTCAGTAATGACATTGATAGCTATCAGGTTATTGCGCTTGAGTTAATAGACCAAAAAGGAAAGTTTAAAGGATTGGCTGATATTTTCAGTAAAAGAACAATCAATCCTGATATCCGACCTACAAAAGCGGATTCACCACAGGAAGCAATATTAATTTCCCTGAATGAATACAACCGTATCAATCCGGTAAGAATGCAGGAATTGATTGGTGAGGATTGGGTAGCGCAGTCTAAAGGGATGCTCTTTGAACTTCCTAACGGATCATACGAATCAAGAGATCAATACCTTTCCGGAAACATATTCGAGAAGATTGAGCAGGTAAAAGACAACCCTAAATTTAGTGAGAACTTAGAAGAGCTTGAAAAAGTATTGCCAATAGCGATTCCCATTGAATTGATTGCCGTTCCGCTTGGTGCCAGATATGTAAATACCGAAACGTATAGCGAGTTCCTCAGAGAGGTGTTAGGATATGGATCTAACTTAAAAGTAAACTACCTAGAAGGGCTGGATTCTTACAAAATTAACGCAAGAATAGATTCTAAAGAGTTTAAGACAAATCGTGTTGAGTCTAACGAGATTATTGAAAAAGCGTTTTCAGACCAGACAATCCGAGTAAATGACACTATAAATAATGGCGATGGCACCACTACCACGGTATTTAATCCAGTAGAGACCGCAGCAGCAGCAGCAGCCATTGAGAAATTTAAAACAGCATGGAGAACATGGTTAGCCAAAAACAAGGATAAAGGGGATGAAATTGCAGCAACATACAACAGGCTGTTCAATTCTACGGTAAAAAGGAAGTTTGACGGGAAGCACATGAATTTCCCTGGACTCCGAGGCGTAAAATTAAGACCACACCAGTCTGATGCAATCAATATGATCATACAGAACAACGGTGGTGTGATAGATCATATCGTAGGCGCAGGAAAGACCTTCATCATGGTAGCCGGAGCAATGGAGCTAAAAAGACTAGGAGTAGCCAAGAAGCCCTTAATTATTGGTAAGAAATCAACGGTACCACAGATTGCAGAGGCGTTTATGAAGGCATATCCGGGGGCAAAAATATTAGCACCATCCGAGACTGACTTTTCAGCAGCCAAAAGAAAGAAAATCCTTAGCCAAATTGCAATCAATGATTGGGATGCAATTATCCTTACCCATGAAAACTTTGGAAATATTGAGCCAGATCCGGAAACAGCCAGACAGGTAATAGATGATGAAATAGAGTTGTTGAGACTTTCCGTAGAGGATATGCAGGGGGGAAGTCAGACGCCAATGACTAGAACACAGATCAAAGGACTTGAAAAAAGAATTGAGAACCTTGAGGCCAAGCTTAAAAAGCTATCCGATACTACAAAAGACAAGGAGATCATGGATTTTGGCAAACTTGGCATTGATCACATCATGGTAGATGAAAGCCAAAGCTTCAAGAACCTAAACTATTCCACCGTACATAATAACGTAGCAGGATTAGGATCTAAGGAAGGAGCGCAAAAAACCTTCAACCTACTGATGGGAATAAGGCATTTGCAGAAGATCCACAAGGGAGATAAGGGCACGACATTCCTTTCAGGTACACCTATATCAAATACAATGGCAGAACTGTATTTGATACTTAAATATTTAAGACCTCAAAAACTTGTGGATATAGGTATTTCAACCTTTGATTCATGGGCTAAAACATTTGCAGAAAAAACAAATGAATTGGAATTTGGAGTTTCTGGAATGCTGAAAGCAAAAGAACGATTCAGAAGATTCGTAAACGTGCCTGAGCTTGCAAAGCTTTACACCGATATTGCTGATGTGCGGAATGATTCCAATCTAAAACTACCAAAACCCAGAATAAAAGGAGGTAAAGAAGATTTTGTACTGATCAAACCGAGTAAAAATCTAGAGCAATTCTATAAAAAGCTGATTTACTACGCATCTACCGGGAATGGCGATGTGTTGGATATCCCTGATTTTGATTCGACAAGTGATGCGGCAAAAAAGGCCAAGATGCTAAAAGTAACAGACCTAGCTACTAAAGCTTCGATTGATCTGAGACTCATCTATCCTGATGCGCCATACGATCCAACAAGTAAATTAGCGATTGTTGCTGCCGATGTTGCCAAACAATACAAAGAGGCATCCAAGCACAAAGGGGTATCACTTGTATTCATGGATTCTGGTAAAACCTCACAGTACAACCTTTCCTTTAACGGAGAGCAGGAAATTAAACGAATTTTGGTGGAAGAATATAAAATACCAGCCATTGAGATTCAGTTGATGACAAACCATAAAACCGATAAGAAGAAAGAAGTCCTGTTCCCTAAAGTAAACAGTGGGGAAATACGAATCCTGATTGGATCTACCGAAACAATGGGAACAGGCGTAAACGTACAGGAGAGAATTGTATCATTGCACCATGTTGATATTCCCTGGAGGCCGTCAGATTATGAGCAGCGAAACGGAAGGGCATTAAGACAGGGTAATTTAATTGCCGAAGAATTCTACAATAATGAAGTGGATGTAAAGGTCTATGGCGTAGAACGGTCATTGGATGCCTACAAATTTGAGCTACTTTCAATAAAGCAAGCGTTTATCGATCAAATCAAATCAGGCGCAACAGCAGACCGAATCATGGATGAAGGTGAGGGCGATGAAGAAAGCGGAGCATCATTCGCTGAATTTATGGCAGCAGCTACTGGAAACCCGGTAATTAAGGAGAAAGCAAAGAACGACAAGCTTTTAGATCAGCTAAGTACCAGCAGACAGGCGTTTAACAGTTCCATTGGCAGAGCATCTTCGGATATCAAACGAGAAACAGATGCAATCACCAACAGTAAAGCGGTTATTACTCAGTTGGATAAATACAATTCCATTGCTCAAAAATCTGGGATATTAGACGAATACCCAATCACGGTTAAAGGCAAGAAATTTGAAAAGGTAACACAAGCAGGTGAAGCACTATTAAAGATCAATCCCTATACCGAGCAGCAGCTAGACGGAATGAAGCGTGGCGGGGAGACTGTATCCCCTCATGCCAGCGTTTTAGGATGGGACTTATACCTGTTCAATAAAATTAAACCAGACGGAGGAAAGACAGTCTATTATCAAATAGCGGTAAATGACACCAATGGAAGAAGACTGTACCCAGATTCAAGCGTACTATCCGGATCTCCTGTTTATGCCATCAATACTATTAAATCGTACACAACCACTGAAATAAAATATATAATTGACCGAAATGAACAACGGGTAAAACAAGCTGAAAAATCAATAGGGCAAGCCGAGAAGGTAATTCAAGAGGTATGGCCAGACGAAGCAAAATATCAAAAAGCATTGCAGGACCAAGAGCGAATAGCGGAAGAGGTTACTGAAATGAACAAGCTAGAAGGCGAATCAAACAAGTCAGATGAAGATGTTTTCAGACCAATGTTTCAGGATGCACCCAACCCAGACGATGTTCGATTCTCCAAACCTTCCACAGCCTCCGACCTCAACAGAATCCTAGACGGAGAACAGAAGCCCACCAAGAAAGCGCAGGAGATCACCGACAAAGCAGCCAAGTTCACCGAGAACTGGAACAATGCACCCGAGATTGTGGTATTGCAGAACAGCAAAGAAGCCCTAGCACAATTCCCAGATCTTGCGCAGCAGTACAGCGAGGAGGATTTAAACCAAGTTCCGGCACTATTCATCAAAGATGCGACCACAGGCGAACCAAAAGCCGTGTTGATCGCTTCGCATTCCTACCTATCAGGCAAGGGAGCCGTAGAAAAAGCCATCCTCCATGAGGTGATTGGTCATTACGGAGTCCGTGAATTCCTCAAGCAGCAAGCCAACGGAGACCGAAAGAAGTATGTGGATTCCTATGTAGCATTTATGCAGCAGGTATTTGATGCCAAAAAAGCAGATCCAGTACTTGCGGATATCTCACAGCGATACTTTGGAAAGAAACCTTCTGAGCTATCGGCCAATGAGCAGACGATCATTGGTGATGAATACCTAGCGAAATTAGCAGAAGACGGAGTTCAGGACCAGTGGATAGACCGAGCTATCACAAAGTTTCGACAGATACTACGTGACCTGGGCATTACATTAGGTTTATCCGATTCAGAGATCAGAGCTATGCTAGGGAATTCCAGAAGGATTGTGATGGGGCCAAACGGCAGTATGATGGTTCGGGAGGGGATAGATGAGACGAATTTACCACGAGAGATGATTATCGGAGAAAAAGGAGCCAGAAACCTTGATCAGCAGGAAGAAGCTACTATTCGAATAGATAACCTTGGAGTGGCAAGGGAAATGGAGGCAGCGAAGAAAGATGCTGCAACTATCCGATTAGCGACAGGATGGGAAAAAGGTGCAGATGGGAAATGGAGGTATGAGGTGATGGATATTGATTTTGTTGAAAATATTGACAACAGACTAAAAGCATCGGAAAAAGCAAGAACGAAAAACGGTGTTGATTTAGTTGAATTTGTAAATGATAACAATCTGTTCAAGGCGTACCCAGCACTAAGGTGGATCAAGGTCGTTATGGACAATAAATCAGGGTCGTATGGAAGTTTTAATAAACTAAAAGGTGACGGAGGTTTTGGACAGATAACAATTAATCCTGACAAACACCAAAACGACAAGCAGATATTGAGCACTCTGCTTCATGAGATTCAGCATGCTATTCAGCAAAAAGAAGGATTTGCTAGCGGTGGAAATATTAATGATGTGGCACTTAAAGAAAAATTAAGCGCAGCAGGAGTTAAAACCCGTGAAGAGCTAAATGAAAAAATAAAAACATTAAAATCAGAATATAAAATTATCTACAATAGATGGGAGGATAGAGCATTTGCCAAGAGGTACAAAGGCCAAACGGAAGAAAGCAGAAACCTTTTGAGAGAATGGCAAAGAATTAATAATCAAATTAAAGACCTTGAAAGCAATACTTACGATTTTCAAAAGGCATTTAGATTATACCAGAGGATAGCCGGAGAAGTCGAATCCCGTAACGTAGAATCAAGAGCAAACCTATCCCTAGAAGAGCGAAGAACTCAAACCCTTCAATCCACCGAGGATGTTTCCCGAGAAGATCAGATATTCCTGGAGAATGCAAGCGGTCCGGCTATGAGCATGACCCAACCCCAAACGCAGTCCGCAGCATTCAAGAAATGGTTTGGAGACAGCAAAATAGTGGATAGCAACGGAGAACCTTTGGTGGTTTATCATGGGACGGATAAGGATATATCTACTTTCAACACACAGGGTAGTTTAAGACCTTCGTTTTTTTCTAGCAGTGCAGAGTTAGGGCAGAAATATGCTCAAGAGAAATCAAAAAAAAGCGGGCTTAATCAAAATAATTACCCCGTTTACTTGCATATTTCTAACCCGATGATTGTAGATGCAAATGGGTCTATGTGGGACAGTATTTCAGTTAGGGGAATAGAAAACAACGACAATGCAATCAGAGATTTAGGAAAAAAAGGAGTTAATGAGATCACAACAAATATAGCTGCAAAGATTGCTGAGAAATCAGGATTTGATGGTGTGGTGATAAAAAACGTGTTTGATGCGTATGGATATAACAGGGACGCACCCAAAAGCACTATCTATGCCGTATTCTCCCCCACCCAGATCAAATCCGCAACCGGGAACTCCGGAGCCTTTGACGGGGAGAACAGTGATATCCGGTTTATGAAAGTCGGATCTACCCAAGCGGATTTCACAGCAATCAATGTCAGAAACTTCAATGAGGCCAAGCTATCTTGGTTTGAGCGAAAGGTAATCGAGCCACTTCAGGACCGGATGATCCGATCCAAGAAGCTTATCCAGTCCAAGACCAACGGAAACGTATCAGACGCAGCGGATTTCTACACCAAAGAAAACCTTGCTTCGGGCAAAACTCTGGAGAAGGCACGGGTTTTCAAGAAAGACCTTTGGAATCCATTGATCAAAACAGCCAACAAAATTAAGAACGCCACAGGATTGACCCCGGAGGATATCTCCAATTACCTCAAATTCAAGCACCATGGCGAGCGAAAGGCGTATTTCATAGAAGAATATACCCAACTGGGCAAGGAAATCCCAACGGACGACAAATGGCCTACCGGAATGACCGATGAAGAAGCCGCAGACGGAATCGCAGCATTTGAAACCTCCGTGGACAAGGCCATGGTCGATCAGCTCAATCAGCAGGTACGGGCGATTTCGCACTACACCAGCATGGAACGCTATCAGTCAGGAATGATCACCAAGGAAACCTTTGATGATCTGATGACCCGATATGAGAATTACGTTCCATTGACCGATTGGAGTGGTATGGAAAGCACCAATGACAAGGTTTACACTTTGCTGATGAGTGCCAAGGGAAGAACCTCCGAGTCCGCAGATCCATTGCCGTTCCTGTTTACAGCAGCCCAGGAAGCCATCATGCGAGGGGAAAAGAACCGAACCAAGCAATCCGTACTGGAATTTGTCAAGGAGAATGTAGATCCGGGCAGGTACTTCATCCGAAATGCCTTTTACCTGAACACCAAAAGCAAAGACGAAAACGGAAACGATATCTGGATAGAAACCATGAACAAGCCCACAGCCGCGCAGATGGCCAATGGGGATGCCATGCGAAGTTTTGACCCGGCAGTTCATCGCCATGTACAGCAGCAGGGTGATCAGGTTGCGGTATTGGATGTCATGGTAAAGGGCAAGAAAGTATTCATCGAGTTCAAGGATGTAAACTACAACGACCCGAAAGCAGCCAAATACGGCATTGTGCCTACGATCAAGAACATGAATCAGGATCAGGTACCGGGATTCTTCGAAAAGCTTCGCCCATACACCCGATGGCTATCCTCCATGTACACGCAGTATAGCCCGGAATTCGGAATCAGAAACTTAATCCGTGATGTGGGTTTTGGCACGTTCAATATCCTGGTAGAGCAGGATGCCACCATAGCCAGAAAAACCATTGGCAAAATGGGCAAGTCCGCTATCACCTTGGGTAAATTTCTGAAAAACGAGGAGTACCCAACAGGGAAAGACGGGCAGATGCTCAGGGAATTCATGGAGGAAGGCGCATTGACAGGATATACCGAGCTTCAGAGCGCAGCGGAAGTATTTGCCCAGACCAAAAAAGAGATTGACAAGGCAGATAAGGAAGGGATTTGGAGAAGAGGAGGAAACGCAGCAATCAAGCCAATACAGCTTTTCGGGCAGGGATTGGAGATTTACAACAAGACTATGGAAAACTCCATGCGATTCAGCTACTACAAAACCTTGCGAGAGGAGGGAATGAGCAAGCAGCAATCCGCAGCGAAAGCCAAGGACCTGACGGTAAACTTCAACCGGAAAGGCCGATCATCCGGAGTGATGGGTACAATCTTTATTTTCTTCAATGCTTCGGTTCAGGGTACAGAGCGATTGGCCAGAAGCTTCACCAATCCAAAGACAGCCAAAAAAGCCTTGGGATATGCAGGTGGAATAATGGCGGCAGGAATGATGCAGTCTCTTTTGTTGGGAATGCTGGATGAGGAGGATGAAGATGGAAGAAGCTACTACGAGAAGATTCCTGACTACGTGCGGAAAAACCATGTAATCCTTCCAAATCTATTCAGTGATACTCCGGGAGACTACATCAAGATTCCTTTGCCTTATGGACTGAACATCTTTTATGCTTTTGGAGAGTCCATAGGCAGAACAATGATGGGTAAATCCGATATTGAAAAGGAGGCTATGGGAATGTTAGGCGCATCGACAAACGTGTTTTCACCTATCGGAGGATATGACTTTACTTCTGACCAAAACGGATTCCAACAGGCGATGATGCTTGCTTCACCTTCCGTAATTCAGCCATTGGCAGACCTTGGATTTAATAGAAACTTTGCAGGAAGGCCAATCTACCGAGAGAACTTCACCACCAATCAGTTTAAGCTACCGGACAGTCAAATGTATTTCGAAGGGGTGAATCCATTTATCAAGGAGTCCACTACGTTCATGAACAAGATAAGTGGAGGAAATGAAGTGGTATCAGGGAAAATTGATATAAATCCTGAATGGCTGGAATATGGCATGGAGCAGTATTTGGGCGGTCCTGTTCAGTTTACCAAGAACATCGCTACCACCGTAGCTGAGGTGATCTCCGGAGAGAATATTCTCGAAGACCCATTTATCAGAAAGGTTCCTTTTGTCCGTTCGTTTGTGCAAAAAACAGGTTCAGACTTTGAAGCAAGAGCAAGTTTCTACGAAAACAGAGACAAGGCTATTACCGCAGTGGAGGCATTTGAAAAGATGCAGGAAGCAGGATTGAGCGAAGATGCAGCCAAATTCTATGAGAAAAACAAAGGATTGATTGGTTTGTCTGAGACGTACAAAGGCTATGAGACGCTGGTAAAGGATCTAAACAAGCTTATTGGGGAGATGAAATCCTCAGATAAGGAGCTTTATAAAGATGATATTGAAAAACTCTATGAAGATCGAACCAAAATAATGAGAGGATTTAACAGGAAATACGGAGAGGTGATGTACAAAAACAGACCCAACCCAATCAAAGAAATCCTGAACATGAAGTAGTTTGTTTTAATCCTTATACCTTAGATACAGCAATAAACCAAAAACAGTCCAAGCAATCAGGGTAGTGATCAGGCAACACAAGAAAAAACAGCCATTGAAATAAAAGGCCAAAAGCCATAAAGCCAAAGCAGATGAAAAAGACCAACGTAGATTTTAACCCCGATGAATTGCTGAGAAACAAGTCTAAGGACATTGATTTTTCGCAGTACATGGAAAAGCGTTTATCGCAGGATCAGATTAAGAATTCAACCACCTTGATCTATAACGAGCCTGAAATGAAGCGCAGGGCAGATGATGTTCTGGAACAAGCCCGATTATACTATGATAAGCTCAGGCCGTTCAGAGACAGGCGTAAAAAGTGCCGTGACTTCTACATTGGCGATCACTGGAATGACACCATGATAGATCCTGACACGGGTGGGACTATCACCATGGATGCCTATATCCGCAAGCAGAACATGATTCCAATCAAACAGAACATGATTCGGCAGCATATTAAGAACCTGTTAGGCCAGTTCATTGAGAATGATTTTAAATCCATTGTAGTAGCACGGAACAGGGAAGATCAGAAGATATCAGAAATGATGTCCAAGACGCTAGAGGCAGCACTTCAGCTCAACGACACACACATGCTTGACGTGAGCGTGATTGAAGAGTTCTTTATTTCAGGTGCCTTTGGCTGGAAAACCCACTATGGCTACCATAAGGATAAAAACAGGGACGATTTAATCATAGATTCCGTGCATCCTGCATTGATGTTTTTTAATACAGGCATTAAAGATGTACGATTGAAGGAACTGAATTTCATAGGAGAGATTCACGATGTGCCTCTGAGCAAGGTTGTTGGAACTTTTGCCAAAAATGAAGCCGACAAGCAGCTTATTGAGCAATGGTACGGCAAGGCAAGTCAAAGTAAAAGAGGCAATCACTATCAATCACAGAGCCAGGATTCAGATATGATTGACAACGTGGACTTCTATGTCCCCAGAGACAATGATATGTGCCGAGTCATTGAATGTTGGCAGGAGATTAGCACGTATTTGATGATTGTAACAGATCCCATGTCAGGCAGAGCCTATCAATCCGAAATGGACGCAGAGGAACTGGAAGAAATCAACAATCAGCGATACGAGCAATTTTCAGCGCAAGGGGTACCGGAAGAAAACATTCCTTATTTGGATTACGAAATGAGATACGAGGATGTGTTTCATTTCTGGTTCTTGACAGACAATGGCGATATCCTGATGCACGGAGAGACACCATACGAGCATGAGCAGAGTCCGTACACGTTGGGGCTATATCCTTTGGTGGATGGCAATATCTGGGGTTTTGCCTATGACATCCTGGATCAGCAGATTCAGATCAACCGATTGCTGACCTCCTTGGACAAAATTATCGGATCCAGTTCTAAAGGGGCCTTGTTGCTACCTGAAGAAGCACGGGCAGACGGATGGACCAATGATGATTATGCCAATGAAATAAGCAAGTCAGACGGAGTTGTACCATACAGTGCAAATGCTCAGAAAAACCCAAGGGGACTGAAGCCGGAGGAGATGTCAGCCAAAAACATAAACATTGGGGTAATTGAACTCTTGCAGACACAAATGAGCTTATTGGAGCAGATTTCAGGGGTCACCAGTGCGATACAGGGACAGAAAGCAAGTTCGGGTACTCCATTGGGAATGTATCAACTACAGACCAGTAATGCCCAAATTAACAACCGAGTGTATTTTGAATTCTTCTTTCAGCGCAGAAGCAAGCGAGACTTGAAAGCAGTAAAGACTATTCAGCAGTTTTACACCGATGATCGAAATATTCAGGTCATAGGTAAGGACTACAGCGATGACATTCAGTATTACGAAGCAGCGAAAGGCCGTGACCTAGATGTAATGATTAGCATGGGCCGGGCTACCAACACTCCGGTAATGCGACAGATTCAGGATGATGTGCTATTGAAGTTTCTTGATCAGGGATTGATTGATTTAGGTATATTCACCGAATTGACCTCTATGCCGTTTGCAGACAAGCTCAGTGAGACGATCAATCGCAAGCAGCAGGAATTGGAACAGGCGCAGCAAATGGCAGCAGCACAGGGAATGCCTACCGAGGCTAACCCTGAAGGGATGGCAGCCCTTCAACAACAGATGGGTATGCCGGGAGGAAAAGCACAGGGATTACAACTAAACTAAAATTTATATACGATGAAAAAGAAACAAGAAACATCAGGAAAATTGATGATGAAAACAAAAAACACCAATACGGGGGGTGATTCTACTTCCATGGCATCCAAGGCAAAGAAGAAGCCAGTCAACTTACAGCCTAATTATCATTTGAGTCCCCATGATGGCCCTAAGTTTCATAAGGTTAAGCCTCAAGCGTATCCGTACGGAAAAGTGCCCAATATGACAAAGGCGTCTGCACCAAAGAGGGTAGGGCCTACCAAACAGGCTATTTCATCGATTAAGAAGAAGTAGTCAGGAAAATCTCTATATTTACGTAACAGTAATTCATACGCTACCCAAAGAACAGCGCAAACGATGAATTCGTATAAAAACCCGATCTAACTTAATGGATCGGGTTTTTGGTTTTTATTTTGTTTTTAAAGACGATTTTAGTACTAAGTCGTGTTCTTCTGACATCCGTATTAGTTTACTATTTTTAGATAGCATTGCTAAAAATAACTGCAACGTATCGCTTTGCTCTGGAGTTAAACCAATCTGTAAAATTCTACCTTCTTCGGTTTGTTGGATTAATGCAATCTTTCCTACTTCTACTGTTTCAAATATTGCCATAATTAAATTAATTTCAGTAACTGATACTTTACCTTGCTGGAGCTATACCCCATTTTGATCCCAATCTCCGCTGAGTTTTTACCCTCTGATTTTAGCTTCTTAATCGTAGCCAATTCAGCCGACGTGAACTTGCTGCAATCGTATCTCCCAGTTCTGAGCCTTTTTTTAATGAGATGCCAAATCTGAGCAAGCGTAAGCCCAGTCTTTTCACTTATCTTGTTGTAACTTACATTGTGATCGAATAGATGCTTTACTTCTTTTAGTTGTGCTTGCGATACCATTATAATAGTTTTAGTTGTGATCTATGATTTTAAAAGGTGTTACTCAATCTCCCTACACGTCACACACTGCCAATCACATCGGAGATATCCTTGACTATAATCTAAGCACCCGTGCGGATCTTTGATTTGCTTTGCATAGGCTACTTCACCGTACACGGTAGCAATCTGATCAATTGCCTCTTTGGACTCGATTCTTCCAGCTTTGTGACATGCTAGAATATTGGCTACTTTTTTGTCTTTCATAGTAGTTTATTTCACCCAGCTCAACTCTTTTTCAATCTGAAACTTGTTAATCAAATACTCTTCTGAATCGGGAATGTAAAGACCAAGATTATGCAAGGCAATTTCCCGTATTTTATCAATCAAGTTACCATCTACCCAATCAGAGAAATGGAAAGTACGAGTGCTAACAGCACCTAAAATAGATGGCTGGATTTCGTTTTCTAATGAAGTTTTATCTGTATTCATAATTTCGTTCTTTTAATTAAGTTTTGTGGCGGAATACGCCACCTCGTTTAGCTGCAAAACGTTATTGCCAATTAAAGACCGAGCATTTTCAATATTCCCGATTGCAATTCGTCTGGTTTTGATTTTGATAAGTTATCAAATGAAGTGTTCGCTTTATTTTCACAGTCGTAACTTAGTGTTAATGCAAGCTCTCCCTCATCATCCATATTAGTAGTTAATTTAACTGATTCTTTTTCTTCTTCATCAATTATTCTTTCGATTTTTACCCATCCATTTGAGCATTTTAATTTTGTTTTCATTTTGATATTTATTTAAGATTAATAAAAGGCGATAACACGGTATAAAAGCCATAGAAAAAACGGCTCATATTACCACCGTTACCTGTAATTAAAAAGGCGACTTACTCAATCGGCTCAAGTGTGTTAATTCTGTCGTCAATGTATTGGTCATAAAACCAAGTAGTGTTATCATATTTATCTTCTGCAAGTCTGGTGTTCCATTTAGCAACCTCTGTCGCTATTGCAAATGTTTCGTATTCATTGCCGTTTTTTCTAACGTTTTTTAAAGTGTTTTCAAACGCATCTCTTTTAACAACAAATAATTCGTGATGGTAACTTACAGTCAACAAACAATAAGAACTTAATAAAAGCCATATACCAAATATGAAAGCCATAACACGACCAAGTATATCGTAATCATAACTTTCTATTGATAGGTATATTCCGAATCCAGTAAGTAATAGTAAAATAATTGTAATAATCATAATTTTGTTTTTAATTGTTAATATTTATTCTCTTTATGTATTTGGTTTTTGCAAAACCGCGCCTTTTAAAAAACAGGTAACAATGTATAAAAATCATTGTTCGTGCCTCTCAACGCTTCTTATACTAGACGTTAGCTGCTATTTTACCAACCACTCCGAAAGTTTAGACTTTACAATTATTATGGTGGTTTATTTTACCCAGCTCAGCTCTTTTTCAATCTGAAATTTATGGATCAGGTATTCCTGCGAATCGGGAATATACAACCCAAGGTTATCCAAGGCCATTTCCCGTATTTTATCAATCAGAGTTCCCATATCCTTTGTGTCCATATCGGCAGTGGACTTACGGAAGTTGATTCCGTTCTTCTCATAACGCATGATGTCCGGCAGTTGCATAGAAAACAGTTCCTTTGCTTCGTCAATCGTGTAGCCTGTTTCATTACAGAACATAGTCAGGCAACAATGTAGGTAGCTGTTTTGCCGAACTGTTCGCTGCTTGATGATCTTTCGGATCTCAATTTGATCTCCTTTCTCTATAAGTTTATCCAGATAGGCTTGTGCCTTCTTTGCATCTAAGGAATTGGAGGTATCAAGAAGCATTGTTTATCTGCATGGCACTTTAAAATCAAACGGTCAAAGACTGGGTACTGCTAAAAACCCGATAGGTGGATCGTCTTAAACACCGAATTATTCCACCATCTTATCCGGTACGAGTATGCACGAGTGGGTAAATTTGCAACTGTAAGACACTTGCGAACTAATCAAAAAACCCAAAATAACCGTTTAAAAGGTGATTTAAACAACTATGACTCAAACTTTAATATCCTTTCCCTGAAACAGGGCTTTTTTCACCTGCACCGAGACATTGCCAAACTTCTTCTTTGCCTCAGCTTCAAACAGCTTCTTAGCTTGCTGCTTGTCTGAAACAGGAGTTGATTTTTTCATCAACACTTTATGCGCTTGTTCAATCTGAATAATGG